ACCACGATTTTTAGGGTTTTTTTCATGGGGTCTCCTTTATCAGAAATATCTGATAGGACTATTATACCATTCATTCATAAGATAGATTTTGATTTTGTTTGTTGGGAGCCATACGACTTTGATTTTGATAACGACCCACACTCATTTTTTTCTGGCTACGCAATAGGTTTCTCGGTCTTCGTAAACGCAGATGTTCACTTTCCCGATGATGAAACGGTATTACGTTTCTAGCCATGATGCCTCATGGTTTAATTATATCATTACATTATATTAATATTGAACTGTTTGAAATAAGCGTCTAGGTCTTTTTGTTCTGGCTTATTGCGTTCAATAATATTACGCTTATCAAAGTCGTGCATCTCTTCTGTCTTTTTGCGAACATCCCTAAACTCGTGAATCTCTACCATCTGGTTTAGGTCTTTTGGTGTATGCGAGATAGCACCGAAAATAGCCCCACAAACAGCGTCTGCAAGGTCCTTAGAGGACTTTCTAGGGTGGTCTACACGATTACCTTTCATAATTTTAAGTTCTGTCAATTCTTCATATAGCAGTTCTATGGCTGGCATAGCAAGACGTTCTTCATAAACAAGCATAGCCATATCCTCATAATGTTTCTTAGCAACAGAAACGGTTTCGGTACGAATACCAACTTGTTTCAATTCATTCTGAATATCAAATGATTGCCAACGGTCAAATGAAACCATACCGATATCAAAACCCTGTCTGCGTAGATTCTGAATCCATTGCTTTACTTCTGATAGGTTTACAGGACCTTCTACCTTTGGTTCCCAATATACTACTGCATCTACAACTACGATAGGTGCTACTTGCTGGTAATCTTTAACTACCTGAATATTTACCCACTTCTCAACGTGAGCAATAGCCACAGCACATTTGTCATGCTTCTGTGCAAGGTCAGCATGGACAAAATATTTTTTATCTGGGTCTGGTTTAAACGATGGGTCAAATCTTTTAGAGTTATCAATAGGATTTCTAATAGTCATACAGGCTCTAACCTTTTCAGTCTGCTTAAAGAAGGCATCAGACATGTAGGTTGGAATACAAGCAAAGCGTTGCATAGCATCTCCAAGGTCTGTATAAAATGCTAATTTAAAATCATCAATTTTACGAGTAGGATTTACTACCCATGTAGGTCTTTTAATAGCAAACATTCCAGGAAATTTATAAGACAAGATTGTATCTTCTTCCCATTCAATCTCAAGACTATTGCCTTCCGCATCTTCTGGCAAGTCTGGATTCATAATAAACTTGTGTTTCTTTACAACAACTTCTTTGTCTGCTATAACAGCGTCATATTTCTGGCTAATAAAGTCTCCAGGATAGCGTGGGAACGACAGTAGGGCTACCTTGCCTAAGTCTGGAAAACGTGAATCTACTGAAGCACGGAAGGCTTTATAGATGTTATCTGCAGTCTTTCCCTGTTCATTTCCTGTATTTACTTCTTGTGCAAAACCAGAAATCTCATCCAAAACTGCTAGAATAAGGTTAAGACCCTCATGGCTTTCACGTTCTGAGTGACCAGAATAAACAGTAATGGCATTATTAAACTCAATGCTGTCTACTTTAGCATAATATTTACCAGCAAACCATGGAGATTTTTCAATCTTAGTCTTGAAGCCTTTGAAGAAAACGTTCTTAGCCTGTTGTGCGTTAATAGCAATGTTGATAATATCAATAGCATCCCCAGATGGTTTACCAAAATAACGAGCAGGTTCTTTAAGACAAAGTAATTTATAAACGATATAGCAACAAGCAACAGTAGAAACAAAGTCTTTACCAGAACCTTTACCAAGTTGTAGGATTACCTCATTCTTTGTATATTTATTGTAATACCTGCGACCTTCTTCTTCTCCAAGTAGTTCGATGACTTCTTCAATTCTATAAATTTGAGACATTGCTTCAACAATATCATACTGTATTTGAGATAGTGGTGGTTGACCAAGATAATCTTCGCCTTCAACAAATGTTTTTACATCTACTGGATTCTCTGCAAAGACATTACTCTTTAGTACTTCAAGAAAATCATTGAACATTGACAATTGTAATTACCTCTTGTTCTTTAGATACCTGCGAAAGTCTACGCATAATCTCATCACGAATCTGTGGATACTCACTAGCAATATCTCTAAGAATACCAACAAGAATATCCTGCTTGCGTTCAATCTCTAGCATCTCTTCTGCAAGTTCTTTGTTCTCTAATAGACCTGCCTTTTGTAGCATATCAATTCTAGTCTTCTCTAGGTCCATTACCAATTTAATACCTGCAGTTTTTGCTGTTAGATTTGCTGTAGTAGTAGCATCATCAATAACCTCATATGCTTTGCTAATTAGTTTATTATAATGAGTGTCTGCACCTACCAGGGCTTCCTTAGCCCTAGCACGAATAGCAGCATTGTCAGAAGCCATTATACGCCACTGATTGATGTGAGCAACAACCTTTTGTCTCGGTAAGGCAAGTGCTTTAGAAATTTGGGTAGGCTCTTCACCCTGGAGATATTTCTCCACAACTTTATTCATTTCATCTAAATGCTCTACCGTTAAATCTTCAATTGACATTTTTTTACCTCTTTGATTTCCTTAATCCAAATTTGGCTAAATAAACATAAATAGTTTCAACACTTGTTCCACATTCTGTGGCGATTTGTTCTGGAGTTTTTTTATCCAGATGAAATCTTTTACGAAGCCATGCTTCATTTGTGTAAAACTTATTAGCCATTAGTAACCAAACGCCTTATCCCAATTGTGCAATGCCCAATGTCCAATAGCACAAGCATCTGCAACATCGTCATCTTCCAATTGTTTATCATAATTAATATTAACAAAATTTATTGTTCTTTGTTTGCGAATATTTCGTTCCTGAGTTTTGAACCAGGATACAGATTTTCCTGGATTTTTCTTCTGTACTTCGTGCTTTTCTTCTTTAGTTAGTTTTTTATTACCAATAAAGTTTTGCCACGTCATAGGCGATACAGAACCAATCTTTTTTACCCCAGACATAGAAGCAGCCCCAAGAAGTGCTCCCTGGACCATAGCCAGTTGTGCAGCAGTTTTAGGGCTGTTCATAAATACTGTGTGTTCAATAATAATGGTATCAAAGTCAAACTTATCAAAGAATGCTTTAGTTTTTTTAGCAGCATCCATAACCTTATCATAAGTAGTGATGCCTTCAAACTTAATCTTGCCACAAGCAATAATTCTTTTGTCTTCAAAAATAGCAAAAGCAAGGCTATTAGTACTTGCATCAATAGCACAAAAACGTTTTGGCTTTTTAGTCAAATTTAGTTTTACCATTTACAATATCCTTAATCTCTTTTAAAGTATCTTTAACATCATCTGGATTAACATCACATGCTTGACAAATTGTTTCTTCTGTATACATTGACATATTTTTACCGCAATTTTTACAAAGTCTAATCTTGCCAGCACGTTTCTTTATCTTATCTCTTAAATATTTTTCAGCAATCTTTTCTTTAGTTGCTTGCTCCCTACATTCTGGTGAACAGTATATTTGATAAGATAGTTGTGTTTGGAATTGCTTATCGCACCAATTACAATGTTTGTTTTTCATCCAAAGGCTCCAGAGATTGAATTTTTATCTCTCCAGAACCTGCAGAAGCACAAGCCGCTTGTATAGGACATGTCTTGCATATTTTTGAATTAGAACGATAGTTTTTCTCAGGCAGGGTTTTATCTTCCCAAGCCTTACGAACTGTTCTCATCCATTCAAAAGTGTTCTCTACCCACTCATACATATACTGATTTAATTCAACAGGAAAAATTAATAGTTCGTGATTATTCTTGTTTTCATAAATCAGAATTGCCTTGCTTTTGTTAAGAATCTTCATGTAAATAAGTAACTGAACAAGATGTCCAGCCTTTGGCTTACCTGAAGATTTGCGATATTCAAATGCCTCGTGTGGCATTGTCTTGATTTCGCCAAGCAATTCTTTATCTTCCCAATTAAGAATAACATCCCCAAATCCAAAAATTGGTGGGCTATCATATGTAATTTTAAATTCGGAATCTACCAATAGACCTGGAACATTCTTCATCGCTTCTTGAATACGTTCATGCGATTTAGTTCCAGCAGTCATGTTTGCACCACCATAGGCATCTGCGTTGTCAGTAAATACTGCACCCTCAAATGCTAAATACCAATAGCGTGGGCATTCTCCATGAGAAAATGCAATTGTGCTAGGTGCAAATGTTTTCTTTGTTTGAAATTTATCTACACGATTGACAGTATAGCCAGAGTTAATCTTATCAATCAGTGCTTGTTTATCTAGGAATGATGGTTTAGAATTTGGATTACTTTCAACCTTTTTAATCATTACCTGACTTAGTAAGTTTTTTGCCATAATAAATACTAGCGAGTGATATATTTAAGAGCCGAAACGAGGTTGTTAATAGCCTCGGCAGCGGTGTAATAAATATTCTTTTTCGCCCTGTCTCCTTTATCTACGTTAGTTAGCCATGTGGCTTTGAAGGACATCTTCGCAGCAATTGCTTGCAGACGAACAATCTCCACTTGTGCAACGTTAAGGGGAATATCTGGCTTAAGAATTACCTTAGCAATAAAGGTAAGAGCAGTAGTCAGTTCTTCATCATTCATAAAGTCAGCAATCTCTGTGAGACCATTGACTTGTTCAATTGTCGTTTGTTCCATTTTGTTTCCTTAATGTTATAGTTCTATTATACACTATCATCTAGTATTTGGTCAAGTAGCGACAACTCAATGATTGCTAATCTTGTTTTAATTCCGCCCTCGCCAAGGACAACCACAATTGCAGGGTCATTGCCATTGCGAATAGCATCTGTAGTTGCCTTAGCCCAGACTTCTTTATTTAGAGTAAAAGACTTACCCACTTCTTTGAAATCAACTGTAAAGTTCTCCCAAGATGCATCGCCCTTATGGGTTCCTCTACCAGAATTCTTGTGCTGTTTAGCCCCAAGACGTTTACTTTCACTTTTCTCTGTCATAGTCTTTCTTACTCTTTTTGGTTGCCAAACTAACTTCATTAAGATGTTTTTCTGGACACATCCAGGTTATTAATTTTTCTACTGGATACAATCTAACTGATTTTACTTCTATCTTACAAGTGTGACAAGGAAATTTTCCTGGATAAACCGTGTACTTACCCTTTTACCTTAGCCTTGATTTCATCTTGTAGGTCTAAGTCTTCACGAACACGAGCCACAAACTTATCCCTGCCCTGCAATTTAGTGCCATCAGGAAGGATATACCAAGCCCCTGTGCGTTCTACAATGCCCATCATCTCCGCAGTATCAACCAAATCACCAATGCTGTCAATGCCAACATCACCTCTGAAATAAAAATCATACTCTCCAGATTGGAAGGCTGGCGATGTTTTGGAAAACTGGACTTCCCAACGAACTTTCCTACCAATTTTTTCCTCAATGAGTTTATCGCCAACTGCAATCTTGCCTTTAATTGCTTGATTGTCTGATTCGGAACTGAATAACTT